CAAGTGAAAATATGATGTTGTTTGATAAAGCAAGAGTATTATCAGATGAATCATCAGGATTACCATCGTATTCATATGGACAAACTGGTGTGCAAGGAACAGGTAGAACTGCATCAGGTATATCTATGTTAATGGGTGCAGCCAGTAATTCAATACGTACAGTGATTAAAAATATGGATGACTATATGCTACGCCCAATGGGTGAGGCAATCTTTGCATTTAATATGCAGTTTGATTTTGATCCAGAGATACGTGGTGATCTAGAGGTAAGAGCTAGAGGCACAGAAAGCTTTATGAAGAATGAAGTTAGATCCCAACGTCTTATTAGTTTCTTACAGATTGCAAGCAGTCCTGTACTAGCACCTTTTGCTAAGTTCCCATATATTATGCGTGAGATAGCAGCAACTATGGATCTGGATGTTGATAAAGTAACAAACAATCCTGAAGAAGCATTTAGACAGGCATTGTTACTGCAACAAATGCAACAGCAAATGGCTGAAGAGAATCCAATGCCACAACAAGGTATCGATCCTACAGGTGCAGGTGGTGGTAATATTGGAACTGGTCAAGCACCTGCTCCACAAGAGCAAGGATTTACTACAGGTGGTGGGCCAAATGCAGGAACACAACAGCAACAACAACAGGCACAAGCTCCTCAAGGTGGAGGACAACAACTTCCCCCAGAACTAATGGCTATGCTACAGCAAGGAGGTGGTGGTAATGCTTGACGTTAAAACTGCTAGAGACATTTTACCGTTAGTAAATACACCAGACTTTGAAGAACTATTTAATCTGTACTTAGATTCTAAGCGACATGATGCGCTACGTGTATTAGAACAAAGTGATGATGAAATAGAAATATATAGAGCGCAAGGTGCAATCGCCATACTTAAAAAGTTAAGAAGTATGCGTGTAGATGTACAGACAGTATTAAAAGGAACTTAACATGGCAATTCCCCCAGTACCTAGAATGAATCCTAAAACGGCAAAAAAAATAATTGATGCTCTTCCTGAAAATGATTTGTTATATAGAACAATTTGGCATGAAGCTAATGGAGAAGGTATATTAGGAATGGCATTAGTTGCTAACGCTATTTTTAATAGAAAAGATATACTTGATCAAGGTGCAAAATTAAGCCTTTTTTTAGCTAATGATAAATCACTTAAAGGTGTTTTAACAGGTAAAGATCAATTTCAACCTGTAACTGGAGATCAAAAAGTTGTATCACCTATTAGTGAATCACAAAAAAAAGAAGTAATTGAAGCTATCAAATTATCTTCAAATAAAAGATTATTAGAAAATGAAATTAAAGAGGAAATGGGGGGTATTTCAAACGAAGATGTTTTATCTTTGTTAAATGCAACAGGATTTAGAAATTTAGATGCAAAACCCGATAAAAGTCAAGATATAAATGTTGTAAAATTTAAAAAACATAATTTTAATACGGCAGGTAATAAAAATAAAAAATTAGTTGAATTAGAAATTGATAGAAACACTCCAATACCTAAAGAAAAACCAAAAAGTGTAATAGATTTCTTAAAAGAAAGTTTAGGTATTTCACAAATGAGTTTAATGGGTGTTGCAGAAGCAGCAGAAGCTAATCCTGATGGTATACCTTCAAGTATACCTCCTAAAGAAGACATTGGTTCTATGGGAGAATATAGTACTTATAGATCTCCAAATCCAACAGATCAAGGTACAGGAGTAGAAAAAGATCCTAAAAATTTTAATATAGACGGTATTTCAGACGCTGAACTTAAAACTCAAGAATTTAAAAACTTTATTGCTAAAGAAGTTAATAGATTAGGAATAAATAAAGTTATTAAAGAAACTCCCGAATCAAAAAAACAGGATGTTTTAAACATAATAAAAGAAAATTTAAAATCTGGCCCTGTAGTAACACCCGATTCTAAAGAAGCAATAGATGAACAAATGGATAAACTTTTAATTGATAGCGATGCTATGGATAAAAGAGAAAGAGCAATATTAACATCAAACATTGATCCAGAATTAATATCTGAAGTTGAAGATCCACCAAAAACGTATGATGATCTTAAAGATGCATCTAAAGAAGATCTAACACAACAACGTAGTGTAGGAACAGCAGATGCGGATAATCAAGATGCACTTCTTGCAGGAGGCAAATATACAGGATATGAATTTGATGAGGATATACCAACAGACAATCCTGATGATTTACAAGACCAATCATATCCTATGGGTTACGATGATCCTAGTATGTCTTTAGATGATGATCAAGGAGGTGAGTATACAGGTCAAGATTATTCTATGGATGGTACTGTACCATCATACGATGAAACCGATACTGTGGTAGATAGAGAAGGTATGGATTATTCTGAGCCTGAAGTTGTAGGCGATACCAGTTTCTTTGAAAGTTTATTTACTGATGTTGATACAGATTATAATTTTGAAGTAGATGATTTAAATTTAGAGGAAGGTGGATCAGTAGAAAAGGAAGCAAACTTTGATGGTAAAGAAGAAGAAGTAGAGGAAGAAGTAAAAGCAGATCCACCACCAGGAGCTAAACCATCAGAAGTTGCTGATGATATACCTGCAATGTTATCTGAAGGTGAGTACGTATTACCTGCTAATGTTGTAAGGTATCTAGGACTAGAGCGTATTATAGATATGCATCGACAGGTTTTATGTGAGATACAACAAATGGAAGACTTAGGTATGATCCAGAATGTTGATGAGAATGGCAAGCCTGAAGAAGATGATAAAGAAATGCAGTTTGCAGAAGATGCTCCATCAGCAGGTGCTATTGAGATAATTGTTGCATCTCCAAAACCTAAAGGTATAATGTCTTTTGATTCAGGAGGGGCTTTTGAATTTGATTCTGGTGGAGCCGAAGGTGGAATGGCTGACTATGATTCAGGGTTTGATACTGGATTTAGTTCAGGGGATACAGGAGGATCAGATGGCCCAGATCCAGCAGACTTTAATACATTTGAAATAAGTGATTATGGAAATCAAAATGATAATATATTTAATAGAGATGAATTTGGTGATGATAACCCTGCTCAACAACTAACTTCAGAAAGAGTAGATGAAGAAGGTAATTTATTGGTGACAGAAGATTTTGAAAAAGCAGCACAAGACTCCGATAAAGTAACATCTTTTGAAAAAGACATGGAAAAAATAAAAGAAGAGTCTCCCATAGGCGGTAAAGTTATTGAAGGTGTTATGCAAATGATTGGTTTAGGTAGAGTTGCTACAGCAATGGAAGAGTTTAATAACTTTATGGGCGAAAAACGATTAGAAGCTAGAAACGCAGCCGCTGAAAAAGCAAGGGCAGAGGGAAAAAACGAACAGGAAATACAAGACGCAATGAACGCAGCATGGGCTTCACCAGGATTTAGTGATGCAGAAAATGCAGCTTTTGAAGGTCAATTTAATGAAGTAAGTGGTTATGGTAGTACTGACTCTAAACCATTTCAAAATTTTCTAAACCTTTTTAAAGATATACTTGATGGTAAGAAAAGAGATAAAGATGGGTATACTATAATGGATACAGGCCCAATGGCTTCTTATGAAGGCAATAAAGTTAAATATAATGTTGAAGATCCATTAAACAAATATAGAGGTATACGTATTCCTGGTACTGAAGGTATGACCACTATTGCAAATGAAGGTTTTGCTAGTGGTGGTTTAATGCAAAAAAAAAAGTTTAATCAAGGAGGAGCATATATAGAAGGTGTAGGTTATAGAGACATTACACAACCTATGTCATTAGACAGTGCTTTTGATACAGAAGTTAAAACTTATGAAGACGTTATTGCAGAGATGCAAGGATTTACAGGTAGAGACAAAGCACCAGAGCAAGAAAATCTAGATAGGAAACAAGGAAAGCTAAGAAGACAAAGATCGAGAGAACTACCGTACTTACGTGCAGGTAATCCAAACCCTAGAATATCTAGAAAAGATCCATATTTAGATATGCAATTACGGGATGCAGGAGTTGATGTAGAAGAATTTGGTGACGTTATAGAAGCTTATAGAGAAGGAAAAACACAAATACTTCCTAGAAGCAGCCCAACAGGTAATAGACAATTAATAAAAACACTAGATAATTATACTGAATCTAAACGTATGCAGTATGATGGTTTTACTCAAAAAGATTTAAATAATCTACCAGAAGATGCAACTAACAGAGATGTACTTAAAAAAATATTTAATACAGAATTACAATTTAGAGATGGTAAGTTTGGGTATGCTGGAGATGAGCAGGACATGGCTAATGTAGGAGAAGAAGTTGGAAAAGCTGCACCTCTTGGTGCTACTGGCGCTCCTTTTAGACCAATGCAAGGTGCAAGATTTAAAGAAATGTATCTTGAAGAATTTGATCCTAATAACAGTAAAGCTATAGAATTAAAACTTGACGAGAAAGCAGACATAGAACAAATTAATAGAGCAACCTCCTTTTTAAATACACAGGGAGATGAAAAATATATAGATCCAAATCACCCTATGTATATTGATAATATATTTAGAGAATTTAATGGATTTAGAGGTACAGGTTTATGGGAGCTTGATAGTAAAAGAGATCCCCTAAAGACTACATCCTCCGCTTTAATGGGCAACCAATACGTAGAAGGCGTTGGATATAGATAATAAGGCTACCTACTACCCTTTTCATGGTGAAAAGCAACTAGTAGCCCCTAAAGAAAGAAAATAAAATGGAATCAGTACAACAAGAAGTAAAAACCGCACCTATGAATACACGTTACAAAAGAGAATCTATAGAAGAAGTAGATAAAGAAATAGAAGAACTAGAGGCTCAACGCAATCAACAGGAGCAAGCAGAGCCAGAAGAGGATAATTTAGATCCCGAAGAAAAAACTTTTAAAAAGAGATATGGAGATCTCAGGAGACACTCCCAACAATTACAAGAGCAACATACTAATGAATTACGTAAGCTTCAAGAACAGGTTGCAAGCTTAACACGTAAGCAGGTAAAATTACCTAAAACAGATGCAGAATTAGAACAATGGTCGCAACAATATCCTGATGTTGCTAAGATAGTAGAAACTATCGCAACAAAGAAAGCTGTAGAAGCTCGTAAAGACGTAGAAGAAAAACTTAAATACGTTGATGAGTTAAAAACTAAAGTACAGCTAGAGAAAGCAGAGAGTGAGTTAGAGAAGCTACATCCTGATTTCGCAGAGATAAGAGCAGATCAAGAGTTTCATGATTGGGTTGCAGAACAACCTAAATGGATACAATCTGCTTTGTATGAAAATGACAATGATCCTAGAGCAGCAGGAAAAGCAATTGATTTATATAAACTAGAAACTAAAAAAACTAGTAAACCTAGATCAAATAAAGATGCTGCCAAAGCAGTTTCTAAAACTTCTAGATCCAGTGAACCTGCAAATCAGGACAGAAATGTATGGTCAGAGTCTAGAGTAAAGAATCTCAGTGGTCAAGATTGGGATAAATATGAAGAAGCTATTTCAGAATCAGTACGAAATGGTACATTTGTGTATGATTTAACTGCTGGTGCTAGATAAAGTACTTGACAAATTAATTTAAATGTGATATACTACAGACAATTATAAAACTAGCTGATGATAAACATTGGCTAGTTCCTTTTAGGAGCCTCTTTTACAGACCACCTCCTGTTCATGCTAACTCTAGAAGTATCAACTACCTACAATCGTTAGGCCAGGATTATCCTACACCCTAAAGATGTAGCCTTGTAACTGTCAAAGTTGGCTCGTTTCGATATAGCCGAAAGGAGATAACCAATGGCTTTTAAGACTGCAGCTGGTTATGGAAATCTACCTAATGGTAACTTCTCTCCTGTAATTTACAGCAAGAAGGTACAATCAGCTTTCCGTAAAACTAGTATTTGTGAAGATATAACCAACAGTGATTACTTTGGTGAGATATCTAATTTTGGTGATACAGTGCGTATCATTAAAGAGCCTGAAATAACGGTTCAAGAATATGCAAGGGGTACGCAAGTAACTCCACAAGACCTACAAGATGAAGATTTCTCTCTTGTCGTTGACAAAGCTAACTACTTTGCTTTTAAAATTGATGACATTGAAGAAGCCCACTCTCATGTAAATTTTGAGTCAATGGCTAGTGATCGTGCTGGCTATCGTCTAAAAGATCAGTTTGACCAAGAAGTATTAGGCTACTTATCTGGTTTCAAACAAACTGCAATCGGTAGCGTTGCTAGTACAGCAAATGATGTTAAGTCAGGAACAGATCCAATTTCTACTGCTGGATCAGATGGACTATTATCATCGATGCTACTTACGCATGGTGATTTCGCATCAGGTGGTACTGCTAGTAACTCAGTAGCTATTTCTGCTGCTAACGCATCTGCTACAACAACTCCATTGTCTATTCTTAACAGAATGGCTCGACTTCTCGATCAGCAAAATGTTGATAGTGATGGTCGTTGGGTTGTCGTTGATCCAGTATTTGCAGAACAACTTAATGACGAAAACTCTAAACTATTAAACAATGACTTTTCTTCAGGTAGCACAGACATTCTAAGGAATGGACGTATTATCTCTGGAATGGTTCGTGGTTTTAGAGTATATATGTCTAACAATCTTCCAGCGTCAGGAACAGGCCCAAGTACAATTAATACTGGTGGTCATGCTTCTAACTTTGGTGTTATTGTTGCAGGTCACGATTCTGCTGTTGCTACAGCTTCTCAAGTAGAGAAGGTAGAAACTTACCGTGATAATGATAGCTTTGCTGACATTGTTCGTGGTATGCATTTGTATGGTCGCAAGATCCTTCGTCCTGAAGCTCTTGTTCGTGCAAAATATAACTTGTATTCGTAAAGGAGAATAAATCATGGCTACTTTTGATATGACAACCTCCGCTACGGCAGGTGTAAGCACTTCTTCTATTGCTGCTCACAATTCTTCTGATAAGATTGCATACAGCATGGAAGCAACCCTAGACATTGCTGAATTTATTGCTGCTGGTGGCACAGTTGGAGCCGCAGACGTATTTCAGTTGTTAGAAGTTCCAGCAAACAGCGTTATACTTTCTGCTGGTGCTGAAATTCTAACAGTCTTTACTGGAACTTCAGTAACTGTAGATGTAGGAACAAACGCAGGTGATACTATCATTGACGGTGGGCCTACTAATGCACTTGCTTATCCAGCAAAAGGTACTAATGGTGCTGCATTAGGAACCTTTTCAGCTTTAGTTACGGCTGCTGATACAATCGATGTTAAAGTAATTGCAGGATCTAGTGACTGCACTGCTGGTAAAATTCGTGTGTATGCAGTTGTTGTTGATATTGCTGATAAAAGTGCAAGCGCAGCATCTGCTGCAAGAGATGCACTAGCATAATTGATTTTGGGGTAGTTTATTAATTTAGGCTACCCCTCTATCTTATTTTAGGATATAATATGGCAACCAATTTTCTTACTCTTGTTAATGATACATTAAGACGTTTGAATGAAGTTGAACTATCGTCAACCGATTTTCCAAATGCTACAGGGTTTAGAGCGCAAGCTAAAGATGCTGTTAATGCTTCGTTACAAGAAATATCACAAAAAGAATTTGAGTTCCCATTTAATTTTAATTTAGGTTCTTTAACATTAGCCGCAGGTACACAAGAGTATTCATTAGCGACTAATTTTAAAGTGGCTGATTGGGATTCGTTTAGAATAAATTCTGATACAGGTAATAATATATCTGCTAGAAAGCTACGATTAATAAACTATGATACCTTTCTAAAAAGATTCTTTGAAAGAGATAATGAAGCTGATTCAGGTGATTATGATCAACCTGTATATGTTTATAGAACGCTAGATAATAAAGCAGGTTTTACACCAAGACCAGATAAAACATATAGTTTGTCTTATAACTACTTTTCATATTCGGCTGACTTAGTTAATTTTACAGATATTATGTCTGTTCCTGATGCGTTTAAACACGTAGTTATTGATGGTGCTTTATATCATTGTTATATGTTTAGAGATAATGCTCAACAATCTGCTATAGCTAAACAAAAGTTTGATGAAGGTATTGAGCGTATGCGTACTCTACTTATAAATAGATTTATAGATGTCAGAGATACTCGCGTAAGTAGATTAATAAATGTACCACACGGTAATGCGTAATGGCAGACGCTTTAAGGGATGTAACAGTCTTATGTAGAGGTGGGCTGTTTACGAATGAAGATGCTTTATCCCTAGCTGGATCAAATCCTGGTTCTGCAATACGTATGTTAAATATGGAAATTTCTCAATTTGGAGGATATAGAAGAGTTAGTGGTTATGTACCATTTGATTCAAATCATCCAAGTATAGCAGGGAAAGGCCCAGTACTAGGTGTATTTATATTAAAAGATATATTATATGCCGCTAGAAGAAATTCTGCTGATACAACACCAACATTAAGTACTAATCCCTTGACAGTTTCATCAGGAAGTGCTACAATATCAGTTGCACATAGTAATCATGGATTAGCAGTAGGTAACTTTGTTACATTTACAGGTGCTTCAGCAGTAGGTGGTATAACACCTAACAACGTAGAGATGGAAGTTACTGGTGTACCAAATGCCAATACTTATGAAGTAGGGTTTACTTCTACAGCATCTTCAAGTGCTACAGGTGGTGGTGGTTCAGTTACAGGTGCTTACAGTATTAATTATACTATATATAAGTATCAAACTAGTGGATGGGCAGCTTTATCAGCAGTAGATTCAAGTGGATCTGCAACCACATTAAATAACGCTCAAGTTAAAAAGTTAAGAACGAGTATACATACATTTGGTGGTGTACATGAAGTTGTAATTGTAGATGGTAAAAATCTTCCTGCTATATATAATGGATCAGGAAATATAACTCAATTACCTAATTCTTCTAGTACAGCTACTGCAAGTATAACAACAGATTTTAGAAATCGACAATTCTATGCAGGTTTTTCTGCTAACCCAGATAGAATGATTTTTAGTGATGCAAGTGATGCTAAAACATTTACAAATTTAAATGCAGCTACATTTTCTGTAGGTTTTGATATAACAGGAATGGCTAAGTTTAGAGATGGTTTATTTGTTTTTGGTAAGGATAAAATAAAAAAAGTTGTTTCAGATGCTACTACTACATTTGCTCAACAAGAAGTAACAAATAATATTGGTTGTATTGCTACAGATAGTATTATAGAATTAGGTGGTGATGTATTATTTTTAGCATCTGATGGTATTCGCCCCATACAAGGTACTGCTAGAATTGGTGATATTGAACTTGAGACTGTATCTAAACCTGTACAACAGTTGCTGCATTT